TGCGAAATTGCGAAATCCGTTAAACTGACCGAAATGCTTGACCCATGAAACGATCCCGCGACCAGGCGCAGCGTAAAGTGCGAGCGATCAATCTATTGCGGCCACATTATCCGCCCCCCGCTCACGTATGGCAGGCCGCAGTAACCAACGCCGCCTTCGCAGCATACTTCTGCACTCGCTAAGCGCGGCGGATAATCCCTCCGCCGCGCGATCGCGCAAAAATGGCGGAAATGCGCCCGGTACCGGGTCGCGCTGCGCGGGCGATACCCCCGCCGATACCCCCAATTTTCTATCGCCGAAAAAGCCGGTCTAGCGGCGTCGGATCCGCATCGTCCGCCTCGCCTCGGCGCGCCCTGCCCCATGGCAGGTCATCCGAGGACTTCACCGCCGGCCTGCCATGCGGCCCTGCGGTGATCGGCTTTGGCGCTTCAGTCTGTCGGCGTGATGTCGACATAATTCACGTCACCGACATCATCGCCGCAGTCATCACGGCAAAATCGGCACGCGGGATCCGCATCGAAACCGTTTCGCCGCAATGAACGGCATTGCCGCCATCTTGCTTCGCAGGCCCGCGCACAGTGATAACAATGTGATCATCGTCCACGGTGAAGTTGACATACCCCGGAAAGAGAGGCGTCCGGGATGTCCATCCTGCTTGCTCGTTGCGCATCAAAGCTATCCTTCGGGTTCTTAGGGCGCCGGCGCCGGAGTCGGCGCGTCATCCGGCACAGCCAGGCCGCGCGCGATCAGGTCTGCGGCGTCCTGGTGCATTTTGGCGGCGCGGCCCGCGGCGGCGACGATGAGGTCGTCGTCGGGCTTGGGACGGGAAACCAGCTCGGGAGTGACAGCGGGTCGGTCATTGACCGGGGCAGCCGGATCGGGTCGGGGCAGATCGGCAGGGCCGGGCGTACAGGCGCCGCTGCGCACGATGCTATCATGGGCAGCAGCAGCGCCGGCCACAGCGCCGTAATAGGCAGGTGCGGTCGCATCCGATTGCCTCGCGAGTTGGGCGCTCGCGATCGCGGGCGCCTGGTTGACGGTGATCTGTGCGGCGGTGCTGCTTTTTTGGGCAGCGGCGATCGCCGCGTCGTGCGCCAGTTCGACTTTGTGGATGTGCCACTGGACGACGTTGCCGATCAGCAGCACGATCGCCAGTGCGGGCCATGGGTTCCTGCTCGCCCAGCTGGCCGCCGTGGCAAACCATGCGCCGAGCCGAGACCAGATCGACCACGCCTTGATGGCGAGCAGGAACGCACCCATGGCAATGCCCCTAGATGTAGTGCCCGGCGACGAACGCGCCGACGAACAGCGCCACGTCGAACAGCACGAACGCCTTGTGTGCCCACAGCGTCTTGAACTCGGTTGAGGCGATGCCCTCGATCTTGACGGCCTCGCCAAGGACGAGATCGCGGGCTTGCGCGGCCTTCGCCTCGATCGCGTGCACCACGCCGCCAGGCGCGGCCTCGAGCGCGTCGAGGCGGGTCATGACGGCGGCCAGATCGGTCTTCAGTGCGGCAATATCGGCCGCAGGGTCGAGAATATCGGTCATTTTGATGAATCCTTCGCGTGAATGGGTTTCAGCACGATCGCGCCATCACGCTTGACGAGATCCGCAAACCAGAACGGCACCGGCACCTGGTGAATGCCCTCCCCTGCCCCCCGGTGGCAGGCGACGCACAACACCATCAGGTTGCGCAAGTCATCGGGGGTGGCGACGGGCCGATCGCCCAGCAGCGCCGCATCGCCATAGATATCGAAATGGTGCATCAGGCCGAGCACGCGCGCCGGGTCGGCGTTGTCCCATTCGCTCCACTCGATGATGAAGTGATGCACCTCGAGCCGATCGGTGCCCCCGCACTTGAAACACGGCGTCTTGCGCTTTTTGACCAGCAGCGCCTTGTTGTGATCGAACTCGGCCGAGCTGGCAGACGCGCGCGCGACATGCTCGGGATATTCGACATCGACGCGCAGGCTTTCCAGCACCTCGTGCGCCGGCGTGTGGGGTGTGATCATGACCCGGTCACCAGCTGGATTTGCGCAGAATTGCCGTTGAGCTCTTCGTTGCAAGTCAGCGTGTTCGTGGACGGCGCGCCGGTAATCGTGTAGGTGGCCACTGCTCCGGTGGTGCCACTTTGCGCCAGATTCACGGACAAGTACGAAGCGCCGGGACCGTATGGCGTCGGGCCGCTGAAGTTGATGATCGTGGTGCTTGACGTGCTCTGGAACTCGACAAGCCAAACCGCATCGATCGCGACCGGGCCGACGGTGCCGATCACGCCGTGACAAAAGGCATGCACCTTAACGACATCGTTGAGCGCGGTCACACCATCCGCAGGCACGCGGGTAACGCTCCACAGACCTTTCGAAGTTGTCCCGGCCGGGAAGCCTTCGAGCGGCGTGCCGACTTTGGCTTCCGCATGAAACCGGTCTTCGTAATCGGTGAATGTGCAACCGGGGCAAATGACCCCGACAGCCGACGTCGAGTTGTTCAACGCGAAGCGGATCGCCTGAAGGTTGCTGCCCGTGAACGTGCTTACGCTGCAGCCATCGAACTGGTTGCCTGTGACCGTTATATTGGTGCGATAGCGGGTAAGGTTGGTGGGGCCATTGATCGTCAGGCAGTTGGCCCCGTCGGTCATGTGGATGTCTTCGATCAGCTGATCGCCGACGCCGTCGTTGCCATCACCTATATACAGGCTGGTGTTGGTCGCCGCCCAGTCGCCGCCCCGAAAGATGTTGTGCGCGCCAGGGCCACCATCAATGTGCACGACCTCATATGGCAGCAGACCGGTCGAACTGTCGGTGTCGAGGTCGAGAAAATCGAGCTGTCCGTAATTCTGGATTGTCGAGCCGTCGCCCCACGAGGTGTAGCTCGTCTTGTCGAGCTTAACGAGGCGATAGATGCCGGAACCCGTCAGGTTTTGAAACCTGAAATGGGTCGCAGCCTTGCACGGCGATGCCCCCGGCGTGGCGCAATAAAGACGAATGACGTTGGTCTGGTTTCCTGCGCCGAGATTGGAAATCGTGCGGAAACCTTCGATGCTATTGTCGTTCGAGGTAATCGTTGAGATGTCGAAGCGGAACAGTTCGCCGTCCGCTGTCATGTTGATGATCGACGACTGCCCTTTCCCGCTAATGTGCCAATAAGAACCCGTGATCGTGCAGACCGGAGTGGTGGGCGATGGCGGCGCAACTGAATAAGCGTAAGTCGGGATTGTGACTGTCTTGGGAACGCTGTTTCCGGCGGTCTGAGCGTAAGCGCACATCCGATTGAAAGAGAGTGTGTCGTCAGGGTCGCCGGGATGCTTGAAACGGCGGACGTTGAGGAAATCAGCCCACCATGCCGCCTGCGTATCGGCGTTGGACGTGGGAGCGCCCAGCACTTGCACGGTCGTTTTCGACGCGTCGCCCGTGGGCGAAAGCGCCGGCGTCGACGCCATCGGTGGCGCGGCAAGCGCCGGGGTGGCCAGCAGGGCCGCGAGTGCGAGAAGAAGGCGTTTCATGGTCTGCCTCAATTGAGCGCGTAGGCGGTTTCGGTCGCGGTGGTTGATGTCAGCGTGCAGTTGCTGAAGGGGTATTGGTTCCAGCCTGGCACCACCGGCAGCGTGATCGCGGTGCCGTTGGTGAAGGTCACCACGGTGTTGCCGGCGGTGGTGACCAGAAAGCCGATCGAGCGAGCGGTGCTGAATGAACCGCCCACGGCGACAACGGTGGGCGCGGAAAACGGCGCGTTGTTCGCGTCGGCGGCAGGCAGCGGGTTGCCCGGGGTGGCCGGATTGCCATTCTTATCGAACAAGATGACGCCGTCGGCGGTCTTGAGCTGGTTGCCCTGGATATACGTCGGGGCAGCAGTCTGCGCGAAAACGGGCGTGACAATGCAAAAGGCAAACGCCAGCAGCGCCGCCATGAAGCGGATGAATTTCACCGATTTATCCTCGAAATTGGAATGGGCAGTGCCGCGCGCATCGGGTCAGTTGACCGCGTTCACGCCGATAAGGCTGATCGTGAACGCGCCCGATGAAAAGACCGCGGCTGTGTTGACGGTCATCCGTGCAAATTTGGCCGTATAAATCGAGTTCAGGGCGTAGCTGCCGTTCGCGGAAAGCGTGACGGCTGAAGCGCCCGAGGAAAACCAGTTCACGCCGTCATTCGACAATTGCAGCCCGACAATGGGCGATGTCGTGATCGTCGGCGAGCCGGTGACGGAGATGAACCCCGTCACCTGCTTGGCGCCCTCGATATAAAACGGCGTGGTAGCGCTGTTGACCGTCGTCAGCACAAACGTGCTCGCGGCCAGCGCCGCCGAATTGTACATCGTCGCAAAGGGGTTGGTCGCCGAATAGGCATCCCGCCCCTGCCGGATCAGCGGGAACCCAGTCGGCAATTCCAGCGCGGAGATCGTCGCCGTGACGGTGGTCGAAGTCCCGCCGACGCTGAAGGCGCGCCAGCGGCGGCGGCCCATGACCGACACGGCGGGAACGGAATAAGTGCCCGTCGCAGTGACCGGATCGCCGCACCAGATATCGGAAAAGTTGGTGCCGCCGGCCGATTGCTGGAGGCAGAAAATAACCGACGAAGCCGTGCCGAGCGTCAGGGCCGAGACATTGATTTCGGCCGAGACAACCGCACCGCCGCCATGCACCGATGCGACCGCCGTGCCCAGTACCGAGCCCGAACCGGCGAACGCCGTGGCGCTCTGGTCAGTGTTGGGAACGGCCGTCGTTTGATAGATGCCCAGGCCGTAAACACTTGATCCATTGGCCGCGGCCGATGCCGCGGCGTTGCCAGCGACACTCGTGATATCGCCGCGCAGCGCACCGCCCGGGGTCAACGACAGCGGGCTCGTCTGAGCCGTGGTATAAGTCGGCGTGCCGGTCGTCACCGCACCCTGAATCAGCGGCCCGGTCTGCCCGCTGGTCGTGCTGGCCTGCGCGACAAACGACCCGTCCGTGAACGTCGGCGTCGATCCAAAAGCGGGAAGCGTCCCGCTGATGCCAAAACTGGTGTTGGTGATCGACCCGATCGCGTTGGTGCCGGCCGCCAGCGGCGCGAGGACGTCGCGATCAATCGCCTTCAGGATCGCGTCGATCGTACCGGCCCCGCTGGTCCAGGCAGCATCCGCCTTTGCACCAATCGTGGTGATCGCCCCATCGGCTGCGGTAATTGCGCCGCCGCTGCCGCCGCCCGAGGGCGTGCACAGCGTGCCGGTGGCGTCCTGTGTGATCTGACGGATTTGGCCCGCCGTGTACGTGGTTGGCGGCGTGCCGCATGACGACACGACAACGGCGGTCGTGGTCTGCGCCGCAACGGGCATCGCGCAGGCGAGCGCGATCAGCGCCGCCAGACTGCGGATCAGTTTCATCGAAATTCCTTTTTGAAGATTATGCGCTGGGCGGCGGCGCGGGCGGCGGCGCGGGCGGCGGCGCGGGCGGCGGTGCGCCGGCCGTGCCGTTGACATCGAGATCCATGCCCATGCCGGTGATCTGAACCGTCCCCAGCCAGGGCGACATCATGCCGACCACGACCAGGCCAAGGCCGATCGCCAGGATGATCACGCAGCCACCGAGGTAAAAGATGATGTCGGACGCAACGGAAGCCGGCCACGGGTGAAACGTCAGCAAGCAGGCAAAGATGATGATGAGCAGGCAAAGCCCGATCGCCACGCCCGCCAGCGTCCATTCCGACAGCGGCGTCGGGCGCGTGGTCTGCTGCGGCGCCGGCATCACTGCCCCCCCATGATCGATTGCAGGACCGGCACGATATCGGTCGCGATCGGACCGAAGGGCCGCAGGCTCGGGTGGCTGACCTGCCAGACGGGGCAGCGCATGTCGGCCGGCCACACGCCGTCGAAAAACAGCGCCGCCTCGCGCGCGCGGCGCCCGGTCAGTTTGCCGCCGCCGAGATAGTTGCCGGTCAGGTCGGCGCGCGCAGCGGAAGCCTTCCCGGCAATCCAGTGCTGCACCCAGTCGGCGCGGCCGATCGCATCGGTGTTCCATTCGAACGACAGCGCCGCGGCGAGCTGCGCGTCGTTGAGCGCGTGCCCGGCAAACACGCGGTTGATCTGTGGCAGATACCCGGCCTGCAGGCGCGCGATGCTGGCGCGCAGGCAGACCTCGATCGGCGCAGGGCGGTTGAGGTATTGCCGCACGTTGATGCCCGCCGCACTGGTCAGGCCGATCGCCCAGGTTAGGTTCGGCGGGTTGTCGCTGTCATTGTACGCCTCGAGTGCGCAGCCTTCTTCGTGCGCGACATAGGCCACGCTTCGCACAGTCAGTTGCATGGGATGCCTCAGTGGTGTGGCGGGGTCAGTGCGCCGCTGAACAGCGCGCCGAGAATGGTGCCGATGCCAAGCAACAGCGCGACGATCCATTTGAGCGCGCCGATGATGCCGCGCATTTCGGCGTTCTGCTTGATCAGGATCTCGATCTTGTCATCGAGCTTGCGGATCTGATCGCCGAGCGAGTCTTCCACCTGGTCGACGTCGCTATCGACGCGGTCGATATCGCGCTGTTGCGCGTTCATGCGTTCGAACGCCGCCGCGATCATCGCGCCGTGGTCGTTGGGATCGGGCATGGCAGTCTCGGGGAATGGAGGGATTATTGCGCCAGGCGCACGGCCAGGCTGCCTGCGGTCAGTTGGACCTGCAGGTATTCGGTCGCGGCGGCATCGGTTTCGGTCCAGATGCGCTCGTTGGCCACGACGCCCGCGAACGGGCCGCCTAGGCCGATCTGGTAATCAGCGGCAGGTGCGCCGCCCTGCGTGATCGGCAGCTTTGTGGTGCCGCCATCGGTCGAGCGCAGCAGCTGCGCGGTGCCGCTGGCGCCCGTGGCGACGAGCGTCAGGATGATCGGGCGCGCGAGCTGGGGCGCGAAGGGCCCGAGCATATGCAAGGCGGTGTCGTTGATCGTCGCGATCAGCGGCGTCGATGTCGCTGCGACGGCCATACTTGCTTCCTCCAAAGTCCAGACGGACATCATGTATTGGGTGGCCGACGCGATCGATGCGTCGGGGATCAGGCCGGCCGCAAACAGCTGCTGCGGCCAGGTCGCGCCGGGCGTGCCCAGCGCCGCGGCCGGGGCTGGGCCGGGCGGTACCAGCCAGCGCACTTGAACGTCGGTCATGATGTCGCCTGTACCAGTTTGATGAACAGCGGATGCGTCTTGACCACCAGGCCGCTGGCCAGCGTGATCACGGCGTTCGAGACATAGATGCCCACCGGCAGGCTGGCGCAGGTTGCCGGATCGATCGTCAGATCCCACCCGGGCCCGACATCGGCCGTTGCATTGCGCACCGCCGGACTGAACGTCGCGATCGTGGCCGCGGACGCTGCCGGCACCACCCAGCCATCGACCGTTTCGACGGCGGCCTTCAGCGCTCCGGTGCAAGTCGCACCGATCAGCAGATCATTGGTCGCGCCCCGGCATTCGATCCCGATCAGGATCGTGGCGCCGACGGCGAATTCACAGTTGGCCATGTCGCCCTCAGTGGCCGAGCAGCAGATAGGCGATCGAGCAGGCATGATAGCCGCTGTCGGTGCCGATCGCCGCCGTGGGGATCGTTGTCGAGGTGGCGCCTGCGAGATTGAACTGCGGCGAATAGATCGCCGGGGTTGATCCCATCTGCGTCCCGAACGGCAGCAGCAGTGCGGTCGGAAACGCGGTGAAGCTGAGATTGGTAAAGCCGCTGCTGCTGGTCGTGAAGAGACCCCATTTCAGCACCAGGCCGCCGATCGTGATGCCGCCCGGCACGGCGAGCGTCGCGGACAGGCCGGCCAGCGGCAGAAACAGCGCGCCGAGCGCCGTCAGCAGCTGGTTGGTTGCCGTCTTGCTTTCGGCGATGCCGGCCGCCGCCAGCACCGACATGATCTCTTCCTGGACCAGGTTGAGAAAGTCGGCCGAAATCGTGGTTGGCGGAACGCCGGTGGTCGGGTTGCCATTGGTGAAGTACCCGGGCGTGCCCGCAGCGCCAGGCGCCGGCAGGCTGGCGGCCGCGGTGGCTGTGTCGATCCTGAACATCGATATTTCCTAGATTGCGAAAACGGCGGTTTCCGCCGGGGCCATCGTCTGCAGCTGTGCGATCAGGACCGACGTCGACAGGCCGCTGGTGTTGGCGACGACGTGCACGCCCCACGAAAAGCACCAGTCGTCATCGTAAACGATGCCATTCGCGACCGCGACGCCCGCGCGAAACGGCGCATAAGTCGTGATGGTGATCGTGAAACCGAGCGCGGCGGCAAAGGCGATGAAATAGGGCTGGCTCTGGCCGCCGGTCCCGACGAACCGCGACAGCACTTGCGCGCCCCGCTGAAGGTTTGTCAGCCCGGCAATCGAATTGGTCAGCCCGAGCGTTTCTTCCCATTCGGGCAGCAGATCGGTGTTCGCGCCCGGCAGGCTGTTGTCGAGCAGGTTTTCGGCCGACGCATCGACCCCGGCCCACAGCACGGCCAGCCCGGCCAGCGCGGCGGCCTGGTTCGTGCCCGGCTCGCTGCCCACCCACGCCTTGCCGCGCGGCATCAGCGCGACGGTCGCGCCCGTGTAATCGGATGTGGTGCGCGCCATCAGATATATGTGATCGTGCCGGCCACGGCCAGCGCGCCCGCATTGGAGACGATGTTGCCCGCGCTGCCGGGCGTCACGGTGCCCGCCGATGCGCTGATCAGGGTAATCACAAAACCGGCTGCGCCGGCGACGGCCGCGATCGCCGCCTCGATCGTGCCGACATCGGTCGTGCCGCCGGGCGCTGCATCGCTGAGCAGCGCGATGCGCCGCTGATGCCCGCGATCGTCATGGTGACCGTGTTCGGCGTGGGCGCGAGCGCATAGACGCGCGGGCAGACCGGCTGCACCGTCCAGAGGTAATTGGCCACGACGAGCTGATCGCCGGTCGCGGCCACATCGCGCGTGTCGGCCGCAGCCAGGCCGTTCGACCCCTGCGGAAACCCGCCATAGGCCGCCTCGACCACGTCCATCATGAAATAGACCTGCACCGTGCCGGGGCCATATCCGCGCGGCACGCACCAGGCGCGGGTCACCCCCGGCACCTGCCCCGCCCAGTTGACATAATCGGCCACCGCGCCGCCCTGCAGCTGCGCCTGATAGGCCTGCAGCATGCGGCTTTTGAAATCGTCCTGCGTCTCGATGTCGGCGCCGCCGGCGATCGCGGCCGCCACCGCGCCCTGGGGCGTGATGCCGCTGATCCCGATCGACAGGAACATCATCGTGCCGGCCACGGTGTTGCCCGCCGCGCCGGGCATGACGGCCGTTACGGGCACGGTGATAAGGCCGCCGCCGGTCGTACCCGCCCCGGTGGTCACATAGGCCGCGCCGTCGCTGCGCGTGATGCCGGTGCCGGTGGCGATCGCGCCGCTTGTCCAGGGAAACGCAACCGTTCCCGACGCGACCGCCGCATCCTTGATATAGACCTGGCGCAGGGCCGCCCACCCGGCCAGGTATTCATCGGTCGCGGTAAACGGCACGCTCTGCTGCGCGATGTAGTCCTGATAGCCATAGAGGCCGTCTGCCAGCCCCGCCTGGACGTCGCCGGTGATGCCCAGGTTTGAATAGCGCAGCAGCGTGTCGACGCCGGGCAAAGCCGCCGCGATCGCCCGCGATGCCGACAGGCGCAGCGCGGCGATGTTGGGACGCGGAAACGGCATTACGGGCTATCCCACAAGTTTGCGAATTGCAGCGCGAGCTGCGACCCGTTGCCGCGATGCACGGTCACGGTCAGCATCATCTGTCCGGCGCCGAAATAGGCGGCTGCGGTGTCGATCGACGTCGCCACGCCATCATCGATCATCCATTGCAGGGCCTCGGCCGCGGCCTGCTGCACCTGCCCCGGCAGATCGGGCGTCGCCTTGCCGCGATCGGCATAAAGCCAGATCCGCGACCCGATCGGCCCACCCCACCACCCGCGCGGGTCGCTCGTGTTGTCGGGGATCGTATCGTCGGGCCCGGCCTGCGCATCGGTAAACAGGCTGATGATGACCGCCGTGGCCAGGTCGTTGCCGAAACTGAGCTGGTTGGTCG